TGTGCCATTGGTCTGCAACACCAACTGGCCGGTGGTGTCACCGGACGTAACAAGTGCGGTGCCGGAGGTGGTGCCTGCGGAAATGGTACTCATGTGTGCTCCTTAGATCACGACCCAGCGTTGGCCGGAGGATACGGTAACAGTCTGCCCAGAGGCAACCGTGATGGGGCCAACCGAGAAGGCGTTTGATCCCGTAGGTACGGTGTAACTCGTCGTTACCGTGGTCGTGTTGACAATCAGTGCGCCGCCTGCCTGCGCAGGGCTGCTAATCGTTTGCCAAGTCGGCAGTGCGCCTGCACCCGCCGAAGTCAGCACCTGACCCGAAGTGCCTGTGCCGGACACCGTTTGGAACGCACCCGTGGATGTCGTACCGCCGGTCAGCAGAGCATAGGCCGTGGCGCTGGTAACGCCCGTGCCGCCGTTGGGGACCGTGAGCGCGTTGGTCAAGCCCAGGGTGTTGGCCGTCAGCGTCGTGCCGTTGAAGGTCAGGTTGGCAGAGTCGGTCAGGTTGCCGCTTGCCCCCGCGTAGGTCACGCGCCCCGAAGTCAGCGAAGAGTCTGCAAAGTTGGCCGCTGTCAGCGTCGTGCCATCAAACGTCAGGTTGGCAGAGCCTGCAAGGTTGCCGCCGCTGTTGAACTGAACCTGAGTGTTGGAGCCGCCCGCCGATGCACCGATGCGCACGAAGTCAGAACCGTTCCACGCCACCAGCGCCTTGTCACCCGAGGCAATCGTCACGCCCGTGGTCGGGCCTACTCCCACAATCTTGACGGACTGCGAAGTAGACGTGGAGTTGATGACGATGTAGGGCTTGCTCGCCGCAGGAGCAGTGATCGTCAAAAGCGAAGCGGGGTTGCCCGTGCAGTTGATGATCATGTACTGGGACGAACCAGTCGATCCCGACCCAGCCTGAGACAGCGACGCGGCTGTCGTCTTGCTCAGCGTTACCGCTGTTTGGGAACCACTGATGGTCTGCGTACCCGCAACCGCACCATCAAGGTACTGCGTGATGTAGTCGTTGACCGTGTCGCCCCATGTGCCGGACAGTTCGCCCGTGACCGGGAGAGCAAGGCCCAAGAGGGAGGTATACGTGGTGGGCATTTAATGCTCCTATTCCGTGTTTACTAGAGTCCAGCCAGAGGTTTGTGCCGTGTCTACCCCTTGCCAATTTGCATTCTGTGCGTCATCGATCAGGCTCCAGTAGAACACCCCGAAGTTTCCGATATTGCCCATTGCTTGGCAACCGGTAACTGCAACTAGGCGTTCGCCCATGCTGATGGTGCCAACCGCGCCAAAAGCTGCAACTCCGGTAAGTATTGCAGTCTTGGTGTGCGCTACATCTCCGGCCACCCCGGAAGCAGAAACCCCGGTCAGCGCAACCGTGACATTACGGCTTTCATCGCCAGTTATACCCTGGGCGACAACCCCGGTCAGCGCAACCGTGCGCTCCCCGGCGCTAATGTTTCCAACCTGTCCGGTAGCAGAAACCCCGGTGATGGCCTCTTCAATCAGGCGGATGACGTTCCCAACCTGACCGCTTGCCTGGACACCCGTCAGGGCGACCGTCCTAGAACTGTCGTTTGTTCCGACCTGACCCGCCGCGCTGACACCGGTCAGGGCAATCGTGATGCCGCCAGTTACGCTGCCAACCTCACCCTGAGCTTCATCGCCGGTCAGGGCAAACTCATGCGGGCCAACGCCCATCGTGCCCACGAAGCCACGGGCAATGACGCCGTCTTCGGTGGGAGCGTTTGTCTCAGTTACATTCCCAACCCCGCCCGAGGCACTGACACCCGTGAGCGCAACGGTGCGTTCACCCATCGAGACAGCGCCAACCGCGCCATCAGCCTGAACACCTGTTGGGAACGCCGGGATGGCAAATACAGCGTCACCAACTGAACCGGCGGCAGCAACACCACTCAGGGCTACGACGCGTTCGCTCCCTACGTCTCCAGCATAGGCATCCGCATGAAGACCCGAAATCAGCGGGAACGGGGAGGGGTCAACGTCGTCTACAACGCCTTCGGCCTCGACGTGCGTAAGCGCAATAAGCGGTGTAGCGACAACAGAGCCGACGTTACCGGAAGCCGCGACGCCCGTGAGCGCAGCCGTCTTATCTTGAGCGACATCACCGGCTGCCCCGGCAGCAACTACACCCGTGAGCGCAACAGTAGTCGTGGGCGACGCGGTGCCCACAAAGCCCAGGGCCAGAACACTGTCTTCTGCTGGGCTGTTAGTTTCGGTTACGGTGCCAACATTTGCGGACGCAGCAACGCCCGTGAGCGCAAGATTGCGCCCATTAATAGCGATGGTCCCCGGAGTTCCGGTGGCAATAACGCCCGTAAGGGCGACAGTTACGTTCGCCCCTACATTGCCTGCGGCACCCCGAGCATCGTCACCCGTTAGGGTTTCACCAAGACCACCCCAAGCGCCGCTACTCCAGGTGCCACTACCCCATCCGGTAGGCACCTTCCGACTCCTTTAACAGAGCCGGTTTAGGTCGTTGCCAGACGCAGCAGAGCAGTCGAAGTGGTGTTCGAGGGCATCGTCAGGGTGAACGTACCTGCGGTCACAGTCTGTGAACCAAAGGTGTGTACGCTGACAGCCTTGTCACTCTGGGTAGAGTTGTAGATCAACACCGCATCAAACGCCGTCGTCAACGTGACGTTGGTATAGGTCAGACTGGCCGAAGGGGTCCAGTAGCCCGTACCTGCCGTGGTCGAGGTATTGCTCGACAGCGGGGCGGTGGCGTTGGTCACCGTCACGCCACCCGGCGAATAGTTGGTGCCGGTCACTTCACCCGTGCTGCTGTACGCCGTGGTGCTTGCGTTGACCGTGGCAGAAGCCAGATACAGCGCAGCCTTGAATGTGTCAGCGGTGCCGGAACCGCGAGTGGGGGCGGTGCCAAAGTTGTGGGTAGCGGTCAGCACTTCGCCGAGAAACGACGTACACATCGACTGAGTATTTGCCATTTTAGGCTCCTTTCGTTAACCAAATGACGCGGCTTCCGCGCCTGCAAAAGTGGGCATCTTTTTCAAAGTGACATGGACAGACCGATGCACAAGTTCGCCCTCGTGCCAATACTCGACCCAGGTCGTGTATTCGTTGTCATTATCGAGAACCCCCTCCTTTTTCTCAAGAAGGGATTCCTCCATGTCACCTTTGGTGGTAAAGACGGTTGCCATTCAAGTGATCCTTATCAGTGCTGCATCGGGGTTGTTGGGGGGAAGCTGGATCTGAAAGCTCTGGCTCAACATCGTCTGATCGATACCAAAGTTTAGAACAGCAATCGACTTGTTGGCCTTGGATGCGTTGTAGATCAACGCGCCGCGGGTAGAGAACGTCGCTGCAATCCAGGTCGGATTATCAAACGACGCATAAGCAATCCCGTTGCTCAAGTTGACCGAGACGTTGACCAGGACCTCTCCCCCCGCCACATAGCCGGGTCCAGAAACCTCCGCCGCGGTGGTGTAGACCAACGTGCCGGGGCCCAGAACAGCCGACGACGTGTACAGCGCAACCTTGAGCGTGTCCGTCTCAAGGTCATGCTGGCCCAGCAGAAGCTGCTCCTTAAAGCTGTTGGTCAAGCCTGCGGTAATCACGTCACTGCACCTTCAACTTGACTTGACCATCGCGATAGGCATCGCCACGCTGCTTGGCATCGCCCAGGTTCTTCAGAAGCGCCAGCGCCTCCACGTACTTCTGGTTGTACAGGCCCATCATGTCGGCCTCGCCCTTCATGTAGGTGTAGGCTTCCACCAGCGAACCGTACAGCAGCACCGTGTCGAAGTTATCGCCAAGCCAGCTCGTGCCCGCATCGACAATCGACGTGGGGTAGTAGTAGTAATGCAGCTCTACCTGATAGTTGGCGTTTGGCGTAGGCCCCAAAATAAACGTCAACTCGTTTGTGATCGTTGATCCCGCCACGGTCGGACCAAAAATGGCGTAGTACTTGGGCAAGGCGGTGTACGTCGGAGACGGATAGACCTGCCGGATGAAGTTGACGTCCTTGTTTTGCAAGTACGTGTAGTTGCCCTGCGCATCAACCACGGCCAACGAATACGTGGACAAATAATCGTCCGGGGCAGACAGGTATTTGTTGCCGGTGGCGGTGGTTCCCACCATGTTCTTGCGAAGATTGGCAAGCTGAACCGTGTTGTAGATGCGCTGCTCAGCCTGCTTCACGAACGTGGGAATCTGCGCCGCGAACGAGGGGTCCTGGTTCTCGGTGTACGCAATGATCGCCGCAGTGAGTTGAGCGTAGTTCATGTAATGCTCGTCTGAACCGATCCAAGGATCGCATCTGCCCACAAGGGCTTGGCATACGGCATTGGCATCATGCCAACACTGGCAAACGAAGTGTCCACGGTGAACCCCACGAACACCGTCACGCCCATTGTCGCTTCAGGACGGGGCTGATACAAGGCCTGCGGTTCGGTAATCGTGCGCTTGGGCTCCAACTGCGGATGCTTGGGCTCATAGCACTCATCGCAGACCTTGAAGCCCTTCCAGTCCTTGATCAACGAATTGAGCTTGAACCGTTGGCCACACTGGTCGCACAGCGCAATCGCGAACTTGCCTGATGCAAACCCAGCGCCCATGACTACCTCGTCGTGTAGGTCGGGACAGCGAAGTAGCTGGACCGCTCACGGTCTTCCGTAGCCGCCCGGAAGAACTCTTCTTCGTAGAACGATTTGAGGATCTGGATGCGGTCCGGGGCCTTCTTGATGGCCAGATAGTAGGCAAGGCCCGCAATCAAGCACGGCAAGAACCGGAACGAAATGTCGGCCGTGTTCGTGTACGCCCCAGTGTCCTGGATGCGACGAATCACGTAGTACCGAAACTCGTAGGTAGTCGTAGCATCCGGCGCCGGGTACAGGAACAGCTTGGCCGGAGCCGTGCGCTGCACAAAGTACTGTGCAGGACGTGACCGCGTGTTCTTGTTGGGAACGTGCAGGTACTCGGCGTAGCCAATCCGGTCGATGGTGATGTCCTGCTGGTTCGAGGTCCCCGCATTGGTGCGGATGACCGCGGACAGGGCGTCCACCGTGTCGTCCGGCAGCGTGTACTCGTACTGACCAACAACCAGCGGAATCTGCCGCTGCTCAATGGTCCACAGGTTCAAGCCGCGGTTGGCCCACTCCGCAAACATGAGGTTGATCGAGCGCAGGGCGGTCTTCATGTCGTAACCGTCCCGATTCTCATAGCCGCAGCGTTCGTACGCTTCGGTGATGATGTCATCGAACTCCAGATTGAAGTTCGACGTGCCCGATGTAGCCATGATTTAGTAGATGGTTGCCTTGCGAGCGCGAGCGGCGCCCACACCGCGGACTTGCACCACGTCACCAGTAGAGGCCTTCTTGACCGGCTCGCTCATGGTCTTGCCCTGGGGGCCAGCCGTGTCAGCGCCAGAGGCAGAGATCTTGCCGCCCTTGGGCACGCCTTTCATGGCCATGCCGCCGTCCTTGAAACCCTTAACGGCGATGCCCTGACCACGCTTGGCCAGTCCGCCCTTCTTGTAGTTGCCGTTCATCATTTCTTGCCGCCTTTCTTGGCTGGTTTGGACATCCCGGCCTCGCTCAAAGCGATGGCCACTGCTTGTTTGCGATTGGTCACCTTCTGGCCAGACGAGGACTTCAGTGCCCCGGTCTTGAACTCATGCATGACCTTTTCCACTTTCGCGGGCTTCTTATGAGAGGGCACTGCGCTGCTCCTTTATAAAGGCATCCAACTTTTCGTCAAGCCTGTCCAGCCGAACAAGCACCCGATTGATGTCGCTGTGGACATCCGCCCGAGTGACAAACTTTTCCGCGTTCTCTTCCCGCGTCTTGCTCAGCAAAATAGACACGCGCTTGAGCTCGTCGTGCATCGACTTGACCCAAAGCAGTGCTGCCGCGGACGCAAACGACAGCACGATGTTCCATATCAGCACTTCCATTTCCGAAGACTCTTGTTGATACGACTATCAGGATCGTTTGCCGTCTTTTCGCTAGTCAGCTTGGCCTTCATGCCGGACATCCTGGCGCAAAAAGACTTCTTGCGTGGCCCACCCTCCGGCTGCGGAGCTTTCAGCCCCGGTTTGCCAGGATTGGCGCGGTTGTAGGAGGCGCGCCCTTTGGCGTTCAAGCCGCCGCTGGGGCTCTTGCCCTCCTTGCGCTGCCAAGTGGGTGTCTTGGCCACGGGTCAGTACATCTTGCACTGCTTGTTACGTGCCTCGCCAACGCCGCGAGGGGCCACAGAGGCGCTGGGCTTCTGATAGTCCTTGCGGGGCGTCTGCTTCGGCCCGCCTTTGCTCATGTCTTGCTTTTGAGCGCCCGGCTGCATTTCGCCTTGGTACTCAGGAATCGACATCTTTGCTGCGCGTCCCATGCTGGGCTCCTTAGCCGTAGAAGAACGTCACCGAGGTGACGTTGGTGAGAGTCACGTATGGATCTGCTTCAAATCGCACACCATCGTTGGGGACGATGATGTAAAGATAGCCGCTGCCCGTGGTGTTGGCCGGGGTGTCAAGCTTGATCAGCTCCGTACCACCTGCACCTCCGTCCTTAAAAGACAAAGACCCGGCAAGATTGCCGAGGACAGCATAGATCCCCTTGACGCGAGCACGTGGGGTACCGATGCCCGAGGCACCGGTAGCCACCATGTTTTTCGCTTTTACGTCATACTGAAAGCCCATCTCAGGCTCCTTGTTCGTTGGCAGCGTTAATCGCCGCCTCAAGCTCAGGCACCGTCAATGTCGGAACCTCTTCCTCGGGAGCACCCAGTCTATTGATAAGCATGCTGTACGCCGCAATAGTCGCCTGGGCTTGGACGAGGAAAGTGTTTGCCTTCCCCATCTCCTGCTCCAAAGATCGAATTTCCGCCTGCAGGAACTCCTTGGTGATTTGCATCAGCTCACTGCGCTGGCCACAACCAGGAAGTAGTCCGTGCTACCAATACGGATCTTGATGCCGCCCGCCAGCGTGCTGGACGACGTGGCAGCCGTGAAGACACCCGTACCAGAAGCAATGTTCATCAGGCGCGTCAGCTTGCCAGCACCAGCGCCGCTGTCCGTCACGCGGATGAAGGCCGAAGCGGCCGATACCGTGGTGCCAGAAGCAAAGTCGGTGTCCAGTTGCAGGGCAGCCAGCGTGCCGCCGGGGGAAGCAACCGAAGCGCCAACCGTAGCGCGCAGAGCGTTAGCAGCGCCAGAGATCGTGCCGCCAGTGCTGACGGACATCGAAATGTGTGCGCCGTTGATCGTGCCGCCAGTGGCAGCATTTGCGCCGGTCACAACCGAGAAAGCACGCAGCGTCTCGCCCGAGCCAGTCGAGGTAAAAGTCAGCTTTTCGTACACCAAGCGGGTGTCGCCGGTGGTGGCAGACGTGGTGCCGTACGAGCTGCTGATATTGCCAGCGGTGCTAACGGAGATGGGAGAAGTAGACGTACCCGAAGAAAATCCATTCTTGGATACGACTGGCCCGGTAAAGGTCGTAGTGGCCATTGATGGCTCCTCAAATTGCGCTTGCTGTCTGTGAGGTCAGTCCGCCAAGTCGGTCAGCAAGCAGGTTGAAAATCTTGGGACTGCGGTGAATATAGGCCAAAAAGAAAAGGGGCACAAGGCCCCTTTTCCCGGTTTCCGACGCTGATTAGGCGCCAGGAGAGCCGTAGGCGCCGCGGGGGTCGCTCCAGCCAAAGCTGTAACGCTCGCGAGCCTTGTAACGGACGTTGCCGGTGTCAAAGTCGCCTTCAAAGGCGGTCTTGATCGGCGAACGCTCGAACATCTTGAGGCCGTTGGGGGCATCAGTGATGAGGAACCAACCGTTGACGTCGGTCAGGTAGTGGTTGACAGAGTAACCCTCCGGGATCAGGCCCATGGACTTGATCGCGTTGATGTCGTTGTCAGCCGTGGCCGTACGCAGCGTGCTCTTCATCAGGCGCTCAGCGGTGAACTGGAGCTCCTTCGGAACGATCAGCTTGCGTGCGGTCAGCGCCACCTTCAGGCCACGTTCGTCGATGAACGCGGCGATGTCGATGATGCCCTGCTCCAGAGACGTCTCGTTCAGGTCCGCGCCGACCGTGGGACGGTTGGCGAAGTTGGCCGAGAGAGCCGTGGGGTGGTTGGTAGCGAACAGCGAAACGCCGTCACCGCCCGGGAAGGCGGGGTCGAAGCCGTTGTTCAGAACCGCAGCGCCCTTGACCTGCTTGGTGTGGGCCATCGAACGAGCCATTGCCTTGGTGTAACGGCCAGCCAGTCGGTCGTAGAGGTTGTCCTCAACGGCTTCCTCGGTCAGCGCGAAAGCCATGGCAATCGTCTCGTGGGTGTAGCGCGCAGTGAAGGACTCGATTGCGTTGTCGTACTGGACGCCCGCGCCTTCAGTCTTCACCGGAGCTGCACCGAAGCCGGTCAGCATGACTTCCTCTTCAAACGCACGATCCGAAGTCTCGATGGAGAAGATCTCCTCGTGCTCGTTCTCGTAACGCTTGTACTCCAAACCGAACAGAGCGTTCAGGCCTGGCTCCAGCTCTTTAACAAGTTGGGAACGGGTAATTGCCATGATCAGGCTCCATCAGCAGCAACACCGACGCTACCGTACTGGTGTTGATTGAGTTTCACAACGACCACTGCGTACTGGCCGAGCGAGTTGTCTGCTTGATTGCTCAAGCCAACAATCTTCATGGTCAGTGCAGCCGTCTTGGCGGGGGTGCCCAGCGTAGCAGCAGAAACACCAGTGATGTTGCTGCCACCGGTACCGGAGGTCGGATCGGCGTTCTTGCCGATGTCGGCCTGGGTGATCGTGCCAGCAGCCTGGATCAGGAACAGTTGGCTCGGATCGTCCAGCACTTCGCAGTCGATGGGGCCGATGTTGGGAGTGATATTACCG